AGTTGGTTACTTGCACCCGTAAACGCAGAAACGTACACACCTTCGGAGAAGATAATGCCGTCATCAGGAATGTTCATTACGTGGTGTCCCGCAGGGAACGTTTGCGTAAGCAAAGTTTCCCCAGATGCGCCACCGTTTTTCAGGGTAAACGCACCAGCAGCCGCACCATAGATTACAACCTGTCGTAAACGAGAACGAGAAGGACCGACAACCGCAGCCGACGTTCCTTGGACCCAATTATATGCACTGACTGGACCAGCCATGATCTATCTCCTTATCCTGCGGAGACAGTCAAGACACCTGAGTTACTCCAGACTTGTCCTGCGACAGATGGGTCAGACGTTGGCAGGTCTTTAATAATCACAACGCTGTTTGTTCCATCGTGTGTGATTGAGATGTTTTCTGTGATTGCACCAGTTGTAGCGTTTTCATCAATTTCTTTGAATCCGCCTTTTGAGCGTACTGGACCGCTAAAAGTTGTGTTAGCCATGGGTATCTCCTGTCTCGGCTAGTGTCAGCCACACCATGTAGCTGTCAGGGATATACTAACCATACAGAAGTTTCAGGCAAAAAGAAAGGGGCTACCGAAGTAGCCCCAGTCCAAACAGGGAGGAATGTCATTTGAAAACGACACAACCCCTATAACACATTTTACGCTCCGGGGGAACCGAAAACACAGCGAGGATCAGAAAATCCAAAGCTGTAGCGTTCACGAGCCTTAAAGCGCATGTTTCCTGTGTCAAAGTCCGCTTCCATGTTAGTTGACAACGGAGTACGCTCAAAGTGGATGAAACCACGAGGTGCGTCTGTCTTGATGAAGAACGCATCTGGATCCGTTAGGAAGTCGTTGACGGCATAGCCTTCAGGCAACATTCCCATTGAACGAATTGCGTTTACATCATTGTCCGCTGTACCAACACGAAGGTTAGACACCATCAAACGTTCTGCAACGAACTGTAGTTGACGTGGAATAATCAACTTCATGCCGCGTAGTGCAACCTTCAAACCACGCTCGTCAACAAAACCTGCGATGTTGATAAGGGCATCTTCAAGAGATGTCTCATTCAAATCCGCAGCAGTTGTTGGTTCGTTGGCAAACGTACCCCCGGAAGTAAGTGGGTGTGACGTATCACACAAAGCAACACCATCACCACCAGCAGATGCGCCAGCAGTAAAGGCATTGTTAAGGACCGCAGCGGCCTTAACTTGTTTTGTGTGTGCCATGGAACGAGCCAACGCACGAGTGTACCGCGAGCCAAGACGATCATAAAGATTGTCTTCGATAGCTTCCTCTGTTATAGAGAATGCAAGCGCGATAGTTTCGTGGTTGTAACGAGCAGTATATGCCTCGTTAGCATCGTCGAAGTTTACCGCAGAACCTTCCGATTTGGTTGGTGCCGCGCCGAAACCACTCAACATAACTTCCTCTTCAAATGCACGATCAGAAGATTCCGTGGTGTATACCTCTGCATGTTGGTTTTCGTACCTATTGTACTCCATACCAAACAAGGCGTTGAGGCCGGGTTCCAACTCTTTCGCTAGTTGTGCGCGAGAGATAGCCATTAGTTAGCCTCCTTATACGCCAGTTGTCGATGGAGTACCAGCAGCAATCGCACCATTTGGTGAGTTGAAGCTGTTATTCAATCGAACGATGAGTGGGATACCAGCGGCTGTAAAGTCTTGGTTTTCTGGGTCATCTTGAATCCCCATAATACGCAAGTGCAATGCAGCAGTGGTGGCGATTGTGCTAACACCCAACTTGGCAGATGAGATACCCGTGGTCGTTGAACCAGAAGTAGCCGTTGCAAAGTTTGCGTTTGCAAACACATGTCCACGCGCAGTTGCTTCGCTAGTCAATGAAGCGTCTGAACAGATAACAAATGTCTGCATCGGGTTGTCATACACGAAGGCTTTGACGGGATGGTTTGAATCCGCGCCAGAACCGGGCCAGTAGTTAGAAAAAACTTTCTCACCAGTAGTGGACGAAACGTATTCGCAGCCCCAGAATACACCAACAAGTCCTACCGTGCCACCAGCAGCCGCGCCAACAATGTCAATAAAGCCTGTTGACAGCGGGATTACGGGTGAACCTTGGTAAATCGCGTTAGTGTTTCCAGAGGCAATACGATACTCGGTCGCACCAGTGGTGTTCGCAGCCTGACCGACTACGCCAATCGGACGAAGTCCGAATGCACCGTTAGTGTTTGCCATATCAGCAATCCTCTAAGTTTATCCGGAGTCGCGTTCGCGGCCTCCGAAGGTTACACGACTTTGCCTACTATTACTTATAGGCATTGAAGGATGTTGCTCCTTCATAAGGTCCTGATCTACAGCGGTCATTTGTTCGCGGGTTCTGCCCCCGTAATATGCAGTACGTTCTGCCACCGTTTCAACAGGTATACGGCACAGCATCAGTCCTCCTTGTCCAATCACCCCCTCATATCGACCTTCATCGATAGTCGGAGCCTCATAGTCTGGATACTCATCTTTCCGGACAGGTTCCCATCCTTCACGTAGCTTGGAATTGACGTTCATTTTGTCTTCCTCGCCACGCATAGCGACTCGAATCCAACGATGCACAAACCCATCAGGTGGAGTTGGTGCCTCAAGATGACTGGGCGGTGCCCATGGTTTTCTGCGCGTTTCTTTTTCGCGGGTTTCACTCTTACGAGTAGTGCGGGTATCAGCCATATCTCAATCCTTCACGTATTTAGCATATTCTTCAAGCGGCACGTTTAAACGTTTCGCCATCGCAACTTGTGATGGTGAGAGCTTCACCGACTTGCGCCCCTGTTTTGCAGTAGTGCGGGTAGCTGAAGCGCCAGCAGGTGCGACCTGTGCTCCGCCCGATTTCTTCGTCTGAAACTTCTGCGGAAACTCCGCACGAATACGACGATCAAGTTCAGTATAATACGAGTCGTCGTTTGGGTCAAACCCCTCTTCTTCGACAAGTTTACGGTGTAGACCAAACGCAGCATATGTCATAACCTCGTCAGATCCAAACCAATCATTTTTTTGAGCCCACGCCTCCGCTCTGGGGTCCGGCCTGCTTTGCGGTTGCGCAGCAGGGGCAACCTGTGAAACGGGAACCTCTGGCTGTTGTGTGCGGGACTGCGCACGAGACTGCGCCATCCGCAAACGCTCGGATTCAATAGCCATCTGAGACAACTTCTGCTGTGCCTCAAACATTTTATCCGCTTCCCCAGCCTCATACGCTTCACGATACTCACGTTTCGCTTGCTCTATTTGAGACTCAATCCGACCACCAAACTCCGTAAGATAACCTTTATCCAAGCTTTCCACACGAGACTGAAGCTTTTTATTCTCAGCAATTAAATGCTCGGCAAGCCGCGCCGCTTCTTCTTTTGCTTTTTCTTCGTCACGATACTTGCGGGTTAGTTGGTTGATCCGTTTTTGAACCTTGTTGTTGTAGTCTTCAATTTCATCATCCGACCTAACCGCTGTGTCAGCTTCGAGCTCAAGTTGCTCCTGAGGCGCTTCTTCGGATGCCTCAACCTCAACTTCGACATCTTCCTCAATATCTTTTACGTCTTCTTCCATTGTAATACCCTCAGACATGTTTCACATCATCAGGATCAAAAATAGTAGCAATAACTTCGTCGTCGTTAAGAATACGAACTTCGCCCCCATCAATTTTAAATCTTGATCCTGAATACCTACCAATACAAACCCACTGGCCTTCCTTACACCACGGCTTGTCTCCAAACCGTTCAACATCAGAATAAGCCATAGGGCCGACTTTGAGAACGTAAGCAACCACCGTGGCAATACTTTCACGTTCTCTGACTTCTTCCGGAACATAAAGTCCTCCGGAAGTTTTTTGTTTGCCCTGATATGGCATAACTAAAATCCGCCAACCCGTGGGTTGTGGAAGCCGTTCAAGTAGCGATTTGTCCAGAAGAGAGGGCTCTAACACCCTGTTTTTAGCGTCAACATACGCGCTATCAATAGAAGAAGACTGCTCTTGTCTTTCTTTATTCATTTTTTGCGCGACGTGATCAGGAAGATATAAAGTCTTCGACATCTTCGTCAGCGTTCTCCAGCAGGGCTTTTAACTCTTCTCGTGCAAAGGAGAGGCCCCGTATCTCCCCAACGAGCAATTTATACTCATGAAAGTCTTTTGCCACATCATGAGCAAGCGCGTCAGCTATTTCATCCTGACGTTGTTTTAAGACCTTATACATAAACTGCGCAAATGCAATAGCATCCATTAAAGAATATCCCTCTCAGAGCCTTCCGCCATAGATTTTATTGGACCGCCTTTAACCCAGTCATTGCACACATGGTCCGAAGAACACATAAACTTGTACATTTGACAGTAACCAAGATCTCCAGATTCATCCCCGATACATTCAAGCATGTCATCTGTTTGGTTATACGCGCCACAATTACCGCAAACCTCAGTTAATTTAAAACCACCGTCATTAGACGGATCTCGGTAGTTGGCTTCTTCTATGGCAAGTTCCTTGGCCTCTTCATTAGCCTCCGCATCCTGCGTGGCAATCGGGCAGCTAGGACCACCATCATCCCCATTGACCATTTTATCCACAGGGATGCCTTCGTCCATTATGCTAATTGTAATTATAGGCAT